GTTATCTGACGAAGAAAAGGACATCTATTCTAATCTGAATGATGATCCTTTTTTTATTTTGAATGATGAAATTCGCCTGCTTAAAATTCGCCAGTTTAGAATGATGAAACGTATTAAAGAGGCTGAGAAAGGCTTAAACGATGAAGAAGTTGAACGACTGCAACAGTTGCGAAAAGTCAAAGAACCATCTTCGATTGGCGGAAAAGTTGTCACTGTCAAGAGAGAAGTTTTAAAAGATGTGCAAATAACTCGTAAGACATTTAGAAAACTAGATGACATTCTGGCTATTGAAGATGCGTTGACAAGAATTAGCAATCAGTTAACAAAGGCTATTAAGCAACAGAATGCCTTGCTAGCAAATGATGCCAAATTACAACTATTGAAGGTTCAAACTGAAAAAGTTAAAGCTAGTTTAGATGCTACAAGTGGAGACATGGATATGCCAGTTTTCATCGATGATATATCAGGTGATGAATATGAGTAAAAAATTATCTGAATTTCTTCCTAAAGCATTTCATACTACTTGGAGGGTAGCATTAAACTCAAATATATTACATGTTGTTGAAAAAGGTGGCCGTGGGTCAGGTAAATCATCTGGCATAGCACACATAATCGTTCAATTGATTATGAGATATCCTGTAAATGCTGTGGCCATTAGATATGTTGATAATACGATTGAGCTATCTATTTTTGAACAAATTAAGTGGGCTATTGAAGAACAAGGTGTGTCTAAGTATTTTAAAGTAAATAAAAGTCCTATGAAAATCACCTATAAACCCAGGGGGAATTATATTGTTTTTCGTGGTGCACAGAATCCAGAAAGGATTAAGTCATTAAAAGATTCAAGATTTCCATTTGCTATAGCTTGGATTGAGGAATTAGCCGAGTTTAAAACTGAAGATGATGTAAAAACAATAACTAACTCATTGCTACGTGGTGAATTAGCAGATGGTCTTTTTTATAAATTTTTTTATTCGTACAATCCTCCTAAGCGACGACAATCATGGGTTAATAAGAAATATGAATCTAGCTTCCAACCTGAGAATACTTTTGTTCATCATTCAACATATAAGGATAATCCATTCATAGCTCAAGCATTTATTGAAGAAGTTAATGCCACGAGAGCTAAGAATCCGAAACGTGCTGAGTGGGAGTATGACGGCAAAGCTATTGGTTCAGGAGTTGTTCCGTTTGATAATTTACGAGTAATAAAAGGTTGTATTACTGATGAGATGGTAGCTAACTTTGATAATATCAGAAACGGTCTTGACTTCGGTTATGCTACTGATCCGCTAGCATTTGTTAGATGGCACTACGATAAGAAAAAGAATGGCATCTATGCTGTTGATGAAATCTATGGAGTGAAAATCAGTAATCGTGAGTTTGCCCAAAAGGCGAAAGCAAAAGGTTATCAGTCTGATCGTATTGCATCGGATTCAGCAGAACCTAAATCCATAGCAGAATTGAACAATGAACACGGAATGAGCCACGTATTTGGGGTTAAAAAAGGCCCCGACTCTGTGCAGTATGGCGAGGAATGGTTGGATGATTTGGATTTTATTTGTATCGACCCACTAAGAACTCCAAATATAGCCAAAGAGTTTGAAAACATTGATTATCAGACGGATAAAGATGGCAATCCTAAGCCAAGGCTTGAAGATAAAGATAACCACACAATCGATGCAACAAGATACGCTTTTAGCGAAGATATGGAGAAAAATAATGTGAGTTTCATTAAATTTTAGGAGGTGGAATGATTGTTTCAAAGCAGTTTAACATTGAGTCGATATAAAAGACTACGAACGAAATATTCTACGCAAATAAACGAAGAGCTGTTTGATCCAAATGACTTTATAACAGAGATGAAGCCATTTTTTGATGACAGAGAGCGTAAATACAAAGCTTATACAAGTGAAGAAAATGAGATTGATAGCAGACCTAAACCAAACACAAAAATTATAAAAGTGAATAATAAACTTCACGCTGGCTTATACAACACCATTGTTGATCAAGCAGCTGATCATTTCACAGGTATCCCAGTTAAATGGGATTATGATATTACAGAACAAAGAAAGTCCTTAATTCAAAAAACAAAGGATTTATTTTTAGGTAACGTCAGCGCAAAGATAAAAACACCTAAAGAATTCGATAGACTAGCAGAATTAGTTAAAGAAATGCGATTCGCAATGTTGGATTCGGACACGGCACGATATCAAGGCGCTTGTGGGGTTGCTTTTCGTTTGTTAGAACCCGTTGAAACTGCGGGAGAGTGGCAATTGTGGGCATGCAATGTTGAGCCATGGAGAGCCGAAAAATATGAGAATGCAGATATTTTCATTCGAGAGAAATATGACACACACCAAAAGAAATTTTTCGAAGAAATGAAAGTTGTTACTAAGAAAAAAATCTTAACGTATAACAGATACGTGGAAACGAATTTAATGAATGCAGCTGAAACATTTAAATTGACATCAGAAACTGATAATCCACTAGAAACATTCTACCTATCAGAATTTAAAAACAACACGAATCGTTATTGCGATTTTGAAGTAGCAGAGGAACTTTCTGATGCATTTGATAGAAGCCTGTCAGACCAGCAAAACGAGGTAGAGCAATTTAAATTAGCGTATATGATGATTAGCGGGTCTCGTTTAGGCGAAGAAGAAGCACAGAGGATGATGGAACAGCTAGGCATCATTAATTTGCCAGATCCACAAGCAAAGGTTGGCTATGTAACGAAAGATATTAACAAAGATTTCAACGAGTATCATCTTAATCAGCTGAAAAAGCTTTACTACACAGTCACTAAGTCAATCGACTTCAACGATGAAGTATTTAAATCTAATAGCTCTGGTGAAGCTCGCAAGTGGCAAATAATTGCACTAGAAGCCAAAACAAATACGAAAGAACAATACTTCAAAGAAGGATTAAAAGAAGTTGCAGAGACCATGGCAGCTTTTATAAAATTTAACGATAAATTAGAAGTTGATGTTTCTAAAATTGTGTTTACATTTAGTCGTAGTTTACCAACCGATATTGGATATCTTGCTGAGGCGTTACCTAAATTAGCACCTTATGTATCAAAACGTACTATCATTAATCAAATTCCATTCGTTAAAGATCCAGATTACGAGGCGGACATGATGAATTTAGAGCAATCTCAGAACTATCCAAGCAGCGACTATAATTTAGGCGGTGTGGACAATGCCAAAGAAACAGACGAGTAGCAGTTTAAAGTATTGGGAAAAACGCCGAGAATTAGAAGACAAAGCCCGTTTGAAACTAGAAAAGAAAACTCTTAGTGAGCTAGAATCTGTTTTTGAACGTGCTTTAGTTAAAATTCAACGACAGCTATTGTCGCAAGCGGATTTACACGACATCACACAAAGCGAAATGCTAGAAGACTTTAGCAAACGAGACCAAGAAAAGTACCGCAAGTACATTGAGAAAAACTATGAAAAGTTGATGGAGTCTGACGAAGCTTATAAGCAATTCATAGATGAGTATTTCCCATCTTACGACTATGCAAAAGTCAATCGTCTATTACAATTACGAGCAGATATCTTTTCAACGTTAGCTGATGAAGCAATTGCAAGCGACGTCAACGGTAAATTTAATAACGACTTAGAAAATATCACAAAACGAATCTACAATTCTAATTCTAATGCGTTAATGAGCTTAAATCAGTTTGGGGCGGTAATTATTGTCACGTCGATATTTTGTATTCATTACCAGGTGAAAAAAGTAAATTAACTATTTCGATTGTGTCTAGGACTCTACAAAATGTAAAAGATGCTGTCACTGATTATCAAATGCTAGGCGCTGAACTGGTCCATAATAACTGGGAGTGATTAGATGGATCCCTATGATTATTTAGATAGTGATTATGAAGAATTTTTGAGGAAGGAGAAACCTATGGAGAAAAAAGTGAATACCATCGATGACTTTCAACGTAAGAAAGAACGAGGACAGACGAACGAAGAGTTTTACAAATGGGTATCAAGTCGAGAATCAGATTTTGAACAGGCTGCAATCGTTATACAGCGGCCAAACGGAGACGTCACTACGTATTACAGCCAAAGCGGAAGTTTACCACTATTAGGTATGTTGGATGTGGCAAAACAACAAGCATTAGATGAAATGGAAGGATAACAGAATGAGCATTACAATTTTTACCAAACCAAATTGTCAGCCATGCAGGATGACTAATTCATTCAAGTGGAACCAATTCAATATAACGAACGAACCAGAACGACGGGGTTAGATGGCGAAATTTTTTATAATTTAGACCGGACGTTAACTGGCAATCAAACATTAGAATTATTGACAACAGAGACGCCAGGCGCTGTCTTTGGAAAACAAGATAACTTGGAACCTCAAGTTTTCAGTTACGATGTCGACATTAATGGTCAAATTTTACCAGAAACGCAAACCCTGTTAACACCTGGCAAAGATTATACATTAAGCGATAATTCACTAGGGCGGATTGCTGTAACTGTTCCAAACATGAATCAACAAAAAGCCTATTCCTTATCGATTAATCGGACAATTTATTTAGAGAGTGCTTCGGACTATAACTACTTATATTCGCAGCAGTATCCAACAACAAAAATTGGGTCAATTTCTTTGAAAAGTACGACAGGAACTAAACAAACAACCGATTTTACTGCTAAGACTAGTCAAACAAGTAAAGTAATTGCTGATCGTGAAATGCGTAGTATGTCCTATATCAGTTTTCAAAGCAAAGGGAAATATTATGTAACAATTTATGGCACGTTAACAGAAACAAAAGTGGGTCAACAAATCGTATTAGAGAGTACAAACGGTCAAGAAATTAAGAATCCTAAATTTACGGCGTATGGTCCTTTATATGAAAATGTAAAATTGGAAGACTATTTTGATATTAAAACTGAAGGTGGCAAGCTCATCTTAACGGCCACAAAAGATAGCTATTTAAGAATAAATATTTCTGATTTAACAATGGATTTTGACAAGAAAGATATTAATCTATCATTAAGTACACCTGTAATTGGTCCCAATAAAGCTATTCAGTTACTATCTGATCAATACGTTGAGCCAATCGCTATGTTAAATCCTACGAATGCGGAAGCGACATGGGGAAATTATGATCGAAACGGTGCTTATATGAGTGATACCGAAATTGCTGTAGCAGGTAGTAAGGCCAACCCCATTGAAAATTTAGAGATTAAAATAAAACATCCGCAATATCTATCTGTTAGAGCCACAAAAGATATTTATTTTTCATATTATGTTTTAGGGAAAGATTATACAGTCACACCAACCTCAGATGGTTCGATCATTAAGTTCACTACGCCAATTACAAATGAGCTTGAAATTCCAATTGGCTTTAATTACGTGCCAGATAGTTTACCAAAAGATAAAAGTATTCCTTTTGATAAAATTCCTGTGACAATGAGTGCTGATGGCATTTCCCCTATCGAAACAGAAGTAAATACCAATCGACACATTGGTTCTGAACGAACACTTCAAAGTAGTAAAAATCAATTCCTTGTCAATGCACGAAATGATTCTTTTGACTCACTAAGCGTCCGTACAAAAATTCCAGCTGGCGCCGATGTTCTTTTTGACATTTATGATGTTTCAAACGATCAGGTAGATTCAATTTATCCACAATACTGGGACCGCGGTCAATACTTTGATAAACCAATGACACCAAACAGCCCTGGATATCCAACGATTACTTTTGACGAAAATACCAATAGTTACACGTTTGATTTTGGAAAAACCAACAAACGTTACATTATTGAGTATAAAAACGCCAATGGCTGGATCGACGTGCCAACTCTTTATATAACAGGGACAGCTAAAGAACCACAATCGAATAATAATGAAATGTCTGCTTCGGTTTCTGTTCAAAATGAAGCGTTAGACATTTTGAGTGCAACACAAGCGGCGAATCCAACATTAAAAAATGTAACAAAAACAACAGTAACAACAAAAAATATTGATAATAAAACACATCGTGTGAAAAATCCAACGATTGAATTAACACCAAAAGGCACAACCAATGCTCAAATCGATTTGAATTCTATTACCGTGAAAGGCATGCCAGAAGATGCTTATTCATTAGAGAAGACTACAAACGGTGCGAAAATTATTTTTAAAGACTATACATTGACAGAAAACATTACGATTGAATACAATACTGTCTCTGCAAACGCTGGCCAAATCTATACAGAAACAACAATCGACTCTGAAACATTGGACCAGATGTCTGCTAACAAGAAAAAAGTCACCACTGCACCAATCACATTGAAATTCTCAGAAGGCGATGCGGAAGGTATTGTTTATTTAGCAACTGCCACATTCTATACGCATAACATAGAGGATAAAAACCAAGCAATTGCGAAGGTTTCTTTTGAACTAATTGATAATGTCACGCATACAGCAACCGAATTTACAACAGATGAAAAAGGTCAATACTCCTTTGATGCCATCATGACAGGTGATTATACTTTGCGAGTAACGAATGTACCGCAGGAATATTCCGTGGATGAAGAGTATTTGACAGGCAAAGCCATTAAGCTGGTCAAAGGAGACAACCAACTAAAAATTCCATTAACGAAAACAATTGATCACAGTCGTTTACAAGTCAAAGATTCAACGATTTATGTGGGTGATTCATGGAAACCAGAAGAGAACTTTGTTTCAGCGGCAGATAAAACAGGTCAAGACGTTCCCTTCGAAAAAATCACTGTTTCAGGTCAAGTTGATAACACCAAAGCAGGCGTTTATCCAATTATTTACAGTTACGAAGGTAAAGAAGAAACAGCCCATGTGACCGTCAAACCCGACCAATCTAAGTTAGAGGTCAAAGATACAACGATTTATGTTGGTGATTCGTGGAAACCAGAAGATAATTTCGTTTCAGCAATAGATAAAACAGGCCAAGACGTTCCCTTCGAAAAAATTGACGTTCAGGGAACAGTGAATGTTGATAAAATAGGCGATTATGAAATTGTCTATAAAAATGGCACAAAAGAAGCGAAAGCAATCGTTCATGTCCGTGATGACAGTCAGTTAGAGGTCAAAGATACAACAATCTATGTCGGTGATTCATGGAAACCAGAAGAGAACTTTGTTTCAGCAACAGATAAAACAGGTCAAGATGTCCCATTCGAAAAAATCACTGTTTCAGGTCAAGTTGATACTAGCAAAGCAGGCGTTTATCCAATCGTATACAGTTACGAAGGTAAAGAAGAAACAGCCCATG